AACGCCACATCCAAGCGGCGAAACGAACCGGGCTGGCGATCGGCAAAAAGAGTGTCGACCTGCGATTACTGGGCGACGGTCGCCCACATTCGGAACAGTGGCACCGCGGCTATCAACACCAGGCAGAACCGCGGCACGAATACCGCGCCATGAGTGTCGGCACCGACGCCGACGGCGGGTACACCGTGCCGGAAGGGTTCCAGGCGGAACTCGAAGCGTCGATGTTAGCGTTTAACGGACCGCGGCGCGTTTGCCGTGTACTGCGAACCGCTACTGGTAACGCGTTGCCGTTGCCGACGTCGGACGATACCGGAAATTCCGGTGCGTTGCTGGCGGAAAATACCACGATCGGCAGTTCTGTCGACCCGACGTTCGGGGTTAAGACGTTGAACGCGTACAAGTATTCCTCGACGCCGATTATGGTTTCGCAGGAACTGCTGGAGGATTCCGCGTTTAATCTGTCTTCAGTCATCGCGGAACAGTTGGGCGAACGACTCGGACGGATTACCGCGGCACACTTCACGACCGGCACCGGGTCGAGTCAGCCAAACGGGATCGTAACGGCGACGTCGGCGGGTAAAACCGCGGCATCGACGACCGCGATTACCGCCGCGGAACTGATCGACCTTGAACACTCGGTCGACCCGGCGTACCGCGATTTGGCTTCCGTCGGCTATATGTTCCACGACAACGTTTTGGCGTATTTGCGAAAACTCGTCGACGGCGAAAGTCGCCCGCTATGGAACAGCGGAATGTCCGCCGGGGTTCCCGACACGTTGCACGGTCGACCGTACACGGTTAACCAGAATATGTCGTCGACGATTACCGCGGCCGACAAAACCGTGGTGTTCGGTGCGTTTGAAAAGTACGTAATCCGCGACGTTTCCAGCGTTCGCCTTTACAGACTCGAAGAACGTTACAGGGATCTCGACCAGACTGGTTTTATCGCGTTCAGTCGTCACGACGGCGAACTGATTAACACCGGTGCGGTTAAGCATCTGATCCAGGCAGCGTCCTAAGTAACTCGCGTTGCACGGTGCCGCCGGGTGGTTCACGACGCCCGGCGGCACTGGCGGCGTTCTAACATAAAGGCGACGCGATATGGCGGGGAAACGCGTAACGGTGCGGCTAACGCACAACAGCGGCGTACCGGGTTCCGAAGGGTTACCGGGGCAGGTTGTCGAATGCAGCGAAGAACAGGCGGCGACGTGGTTTGCGGTTAACGGTGCGGTCGCGGTTACCGGTGCGGTGGAAGTCGCCGCGGCGAAACCAAAACCCGTGGCGAAACCAAAACGCAAAGGTTCAGACAGGGCGGCGAAATAACACACAGCGGCACGGACCGTCGCAGGGATCGGCCGCGGGCGTATGTACCGCGGCCGGTTTTCGCGTAAGGGGATGCAATGCCATACGAGGTAACGACAGGACCGGCGACCGAACCGTTAACGCTGGCGGAAGCGAAGGCGCATCTACGCGTCACGGCGTCGAACGACGAGTCGTTGATAACGTCGCTAATCATAGTGGCCCGGCAATACGTCGAGTCGATTCTATGGCGAAAGCTGATTACGCAAACGCTAACGCTGGAACGCGACCGGTTCCCGACCGGGGCGGACGTGTTGTTGCTACCCGGCGGCGACGTGGCGTCGGTCACGTCGATCGGGTACACGGACACGAACGGCGACGCGCAGACGATCACGACACAGCAGGAAAATCTAACCGCGGTCCCGGCGGAATTATCGCCAGCGTTTGAGGAATCGTGGCCGACGACCCGCAGGCAACAGGCGGCCGTTTCGATTGTCTACGTGGCCGGGTACGGTAGCGCGTCGGACGTACCGGAACCGATCCGGCACGCGATGCGTTTACTGATCGGCGACTATTACGAAAACCGAACGAATCAGCCAGTCGTGCCGATCGGGTCGGTGGCGTTACGAACCGCGGTCGACAATTTGTTGTCGCCGTACAGAATCCGCGACAATCGATTGATCGAGAACGTATGAAAACCGGCGAATTCCGGGAGTATGTCGAATTCCAATCGCCCGCGGCGTCGCAGGTTCGCGACGATTACGGACACCGCACCGACGACGCGTCGAACTATTCGTCGGAGTTCTACGCGTGGGCGAACGTGGGCGTCAAAAACGATCTGACGGCGGAAATTCTTGTCCGACATTCGACCGACGCGACGCAAATTTCGTCAAAATGGCGGTTGATACGCGAAAACGGATCGAAGTGGATAATTACCGGCGCGTTCGACGCGGACGGCGACCGGATCGAAATAACTATACTGGCGGAGCCGGAATAGATGGACGAGTTTGAAGCGGTCGGCGGTTTACGCGTGGCGATAAACCGGGACGAAATCGCCAGCGTACACGAATTTCAGGACGACGACGCGGCGGACGAATACGACGAGATAACGATACTGGTTTCACTAAAAAACGGCGTCGAATTGCATTTGCGCAGCACGTTCGACGATTTCATGGACCGGGCGGAAATCTAATCAATGGCATCGACCGCGAATCGGAATTTTAGACTCGAAGGAATGGAGGCCGTCGACCGACGGTTGGCGGAACTACCGGGCGCGTCGGCCCGGAAAGTTGTTCGCGGCGGGATGAATGCCGGGCTGGCGGTACTGGTTAAACAAATGCGGCGCGAGGTGACCGCCGAACCGGGGTTATCGCCGAACCTCAAAAAAGCGTTAAAGCGGGTAATCAACAAACGGTTTAAGAAGCGAAAACGCCAGGACGCGTTAGACGCGAAAGCGGGTTTCGCGGTCGGGAAAGCACGGGCACCGCAACGGTCGGGAAAGAACAAAACCGGAACGGGGATCGGATCAAAAAACGTTCATTGGTTCGCGTTGGGGACTCGACTGCGACGCGTGACATCGACAGGAAAATCCGTCGGGAAAATCAAGCAGGTTCGGATTATCAGCCGGGCGACATCGGCGGCGAAAGGTGCGGCACTAAAACAGGTCCGGGCGGTCGGGTTGCGAACATTGGAAAAGGAAGTCAACCGGCTACGACAAAAGGTAAAATGATGTCACTCGAAATCGCGTTGCGAACGCATTTATTAACGAAAACGTCGATCACGTCGCTGGTTTCGCAGCGTGTCGTTTTCGGCGACGTTCGCGAATCGGTCGAGGCGTTGCCGCACATCGCGTTTAGCGTCGACGATTCCGACTGGTCGGGCACGCTGGACGGCGTCGCGATCGACCTACAGTTTCCGGTAATCGAATTCGAAGTGCGTGCGGAATCGGCGGGCAATCTGGAAACGCTGGCGAATCTAATCCGTCGGGCGTTGCTGGAACTGGAGACAGGCGCATCGATTGTAACGTCTAATGTAGGGACGGTCGAAATCGACGCGGTGGACATTCTCGACGGCGGGACGGACTCGCCGCCGGTGGTACTGGTCGAGGAAGACCAAACGATAGAAGTTCTACGGCGGTCTGTATTGGCGCAGATCGCGTTCAGGTACAGCACGGCGGCGGTAACATAAGGAGCGCGACGCGATGGCGTTTAATAAATGCAAGGGCACACTCTTAAAAGTCGAAGTCGCCAGCGTGTCGACGACCGTGGCGCAGGTTACCGAAATCACGCCGCCGAAAGATAAGTCACTGGATTTCGAAGCGGAAACCCTCGACCAGTCGGGCGTCGGCGTTCCGCGGGAATTGACCGGCGGAACCGATTCCGACCCGTTTTCCGCGACGTTGTTTTGGGATCCGGCGTTAGCGGTTCAGGCGGCGATTACGACGGCGATCACGACACCGGCGAAAACGGTCTGGCAAATTCTGTTCGTAAACACGGAAGCGTCAACGATCGATTGGACGTCGGCCGGTCTGGAATTCGGCGCGGTTGTGGCGGCCCGCGAAGGATTGAAAGCGGAACTATCGGGCAACATTGACGGGCTACCCGTCTTCACTGAATAACGGGCGGCGATGAAAGTTCGAATAATCCGCGACGCCGACATAACGCACCCCGATTTGATGGTCACGACCAAAACCGGGGCGTTCGATCGGCCCGCGACGATCGCGGCAATCGGCGAACTCGCAACGATGGTCCACCGCGGGACGATTACGGCCCGCGAATACCAGAAACGGTTACGGGTACGCGTCGCCGCCGGGTATGTGCTGGAACACAAACAGGCGGCGCTACTCGTCGGAATGGGGATCGCCGAACCGTTCGACGCGGAAGCGGTCGCGGCGTGTAGCGCGATCGAACATCGACTCCCGACAATACAAGCGGCGGCGTTGAAATTAGACCGGGCACAATCGACGGGCGAACGGCGTTACGACGCATCGGACGAACACGCGGAAGCGATGCGCCGAACGCTGGACGAACGGCACGGGT